TTTGAAAAGGTGGAACCAAAGGTATTCTCCTTTGAATAAGTAACATATAAAAATCCATCTTCATCTCTAAAAGTTTCATAAATACTACTTACTAATGAAGATGTTGGTGGAATAGAACCACCTACAAATAAATATATTGCTGCTTCTGCTGGTAATTTAACTCGTTTTCGAATTACATAAATAAATTGACCAATTGTCAAATCATTTGGAACTAAATATTTTTCTTTATCAATATCAGGAATATTTGGACGATTTATTTTTTCACATATAATTGGTATTCTATCTGGATACTTTTCACGTATACGAATTGACTCGTTTAATCTGTGTTCATAAGAATGCTTTGCTTTAAAACTTCCAACAACCATTTTTATTTCTGTATTTTATATATTATAATAATATCTTTATTATAATATCTTTATTATAAAATATAAGTGATTTATTTATTCAACAACTTTTGGTTCAACCTTTCGTTAATGTCAGTCGCTTCTGCTTAAGGGTAAAGGTTGAATTAATTCAATATACTAACAATTTGTTTATACCAAGGTGCTTCTTGTATAAAAACAGACCAATTAGCAGTTATAATTAATATCCAGCCAAACAAATAGAATAAAAGTTGAATTTCAGGTGTCATATATTTTTTAACATGATGGGACCAAGGATGAAATATAAATATTAATAAAATAGCCATACAAATTGTAAAAATATATTCTGTTCTTTCTTTCCAATAAAGAGTCTTTTCTGAATACTTATCTTTTAATTCTTTATTATTAGATATTTTTTCAATATATATATGTGATAATACCATAATTATGAAAATTATTTTAATAAAGATAATAAAATAGACAATAGTAGGCAAAAAATAGTCAAAAAATTTTACAATAAAATCCATAATAATTATTATATATTATATAAATAATAAATATTCAACCTTTTCTAAAGGTTGAAAGGATTAAATCCATAATTAACTTCTAAACCCATATGTATTAATCCGTGTACTCCAATTGCAATAACTAATAAACTCAATAATGTTGTCTTTTTATAAAATTCAAGACTTACAAACTTTCTAAAATTGGTTAAAAAGATAACTAATATTAATATTAAAAGAAGACCTGTTACTAAAAGTTAATTAAATGATGGAGTTAATAATAATTTATAATATATATAAATTTACTTACATTTTTTTATATGTTGACCAATAATTTATTGGCTCTGTTGATAAAAAGCTTATTTGATTAGGATCACTATTTATCATGTAATATATGCCTTTTTGAAATGTATTTGATGGCGTTGGAAATGTTATATTCGATGGTGGCACAGGGTTACTTGTACTATTTTCAGAATTAATTAACATATAATCAGGATTAGTATCATCTCCAGTCGCATTATAAGGTTCATTTATTACCCAAGTATTTTGTGTACCCATTTCAACTTTAATTTTAAAATTAGTTCCTGATGTTGCTACTAAACCATTTTTTTGAGCAAGATCATATGTACTATATAAAATTGTATCATTGAAATTATTTTTTAGTTGAGTATTAATAGAGTTATATAAATTTAATAAATTTTTATTTCTTATATATTGAGGATAAAATTGATTAACAGTATTAGTCACTAATTCTGTTATAATATTATTTGAAAAACTTGGCAATTGTTGAATAAAATTTTGTACCATTAATATTTTTGATGTCTCATCTAAAGTATTTTTTCGTATAAAATATGATATTATATTTGATGAAACTAAACTAAATCCTCTTTCTGCATCTAACATTATGATATCTTTAAAATATTTTATAATTACGGAAGTTGGTCTTAGAGACATAATAATATATTCTATTTATATTATTATTTTTACGAAATTAATGATTAAATAAAGTTTATTTTATTACACCTTTTAACATTTCAAACGCCGATTTTACGGCATAAAAAATAATTAAAAAATGTAAAATCAATAGGCGTGCTTATTTTGTTGTTTCTTAACGCCGATTGTCTTACTTAACCCTGTCTTTTTGTTTCCACAGGTGAAAGACGATGCTTGAAACTGAAACTCTACTGGTCTTGTTTGGTTATGTATCCAACATTCAGTTAAGTTCAGTATATTTATTGCAGAATTCTTATCCCTTGTTCTAAATACGATATTTTTGTTTTCGCAACTCACGCAGTTAGAACAAGTGAATAATCTGTAAATTTCTCCTCCATTTTTATCTTTGTAATGTTTCAAATCTTTTCTACATTCACAGCATTTTTGAGATGTATAAAATTCATTAATAGTTATTGTATCATACTTTTTATGAATTAGTTTCCTTAATCCTTTATTCATTGTAGGCATTGTATATTTCATTTGTGAAGACCTACTCCAATTTCCATAACCAATAAGTATATTTTCTCCAAATGTTCCCTTTATTTTATTCAAAAACGTATCAATGCTTTTCTTACCATAACTATATTGTCTAAATTTCATTTTTCTCCAAACTTCTTTCTTATAAAATTCTATGGTTTCTTTATTTAACTTATGTTTTTCTACAAGATACATTTTAAATTTATCATAATTAACAGATTTACTATTTTGTATTGATAGTATTGTTTCTTTTTCTATAATTTTATGTTTCTTCCTTTCTTGTAATAATATTCTTTGGTTTCTTTTTCCATAACTTTCTATTTTTCTTTGTGATGCAGTATATTCTAATTTGTTTCCTTTTTTATCCATCATATACACTAATGAATGCTTACCAGGGTCGCAACCAACTATATTTCTGTCTTTCAATGTGTCTAATTCTTCTTTGGATAAATCTTCTATGGTATGAAAATCTTGTTCTTGTAAAATAGGAACTCTTGAACCCCATTTTTTATCCTTCAAATCTTTTCTAATAAAAAGCAAACAACAACTTATTCCGTCAGTTTGAATTTGGTTATGGAACTGATAATATTTATTCTTGAATATTTTATTTTTCATATCCAAGAAATTACCCCATATTTCATTTTGGTTTTCTTTTACATTACTTAACAATTCACCTTTTTTCGTTTTATTACCTTCTTTGTCTTTTTCAGGACAAAATAAATTTATAATAGAAGCAGTATCTAAAATAATATGTTTTGGAATAATATTGTTTCGTAATGGTAATGGTTGAAATAATTTATTTTCTTGTTTTTCCAATACAGAGTTCATATACAACATTCCTTTCAAATAATCAAATGGTCTAACCTTAATATCATAATGAATTGACTTTTTAATTTCATTAGGTAAAATATTAGACAGATGTGTATTTTTCCAATCGTCAAACATTACATCAGTTTCTTCTAATGATAAACATTTATTTTTGAATTGAAATAATGTTGCCTTATCTTCTGTTATTTGATTTGTAGTTTTGTTAATAAATCGTAAAAAATGCTGAATAAAATGTTCTTGAAAATTATTATGTAAAGAAGTATGAATTTGCGTTGCTAAATAAGGTAATAAAAAGGTAGTATTTTTCAAATTTGTTTTTTCGTGATTAAGTAATGGTTGATATTCAATTTTGTAAAATGCATCTAATAATTCTAAAAGTTCAGTATCTTTACCTTTTTTTCCTCTATTATCACGAGTTCCTAATGTTTTGATACAATACAAAATAAATGTTTCATCTATGTTTGGTAATGGTTGATTTTTGGTATATTTGTCTAAAACATACAAACGAATAAATTGATATGTATGAATAACCAAATCATTCATTTCAAAAACCAAATGGTTTATTACTGGTTGTGTTGTATCACGATTTAGTAAAATCGTTTTTAGTGGAATTTTGAAAGTTTTATAAGCGGATTTTTCATTATTCCTAAATTCTTTGAAATCCTCCTGTTTCTTTTTCTTAACTTTCATTTTATATATATTATAAATATTTTATTTTTAAGTATTTTTAACGCAAATTATTTAAATATAATTTATTTATAATTAGTATATTTATAAATAAATGGAAATATCTAATGAACCAGAAACGAAATATAATTGTGAAGTATGTAATTATAAATGTATATATCCAGCACACTGGAAGCAACATATAAACTCTGAAAAACATAAAAATAATGGAAAAAGAAAAACGAGAAGTGATAAGGTATTAGAACCAAAATGTAAGCATTGTGAATACACAACAAAAAATCTAACTTGTATGAAAGTTCATTGTTTAACTCACCATTCAACAAAAGAAGATAGAAAAAATGAATTTAAATATTATTGTGATAAATGTGATTTTGGAACATACGCAGAAATATTATTTATACGACATTGTGAAACAAAGAAACATATTTTTTAACTATTAAGGTTTTTAGATACATTTACTTTCTAATTTAGATAATCTATTATCTAAAATCTGTAAAATATTATATGTTGCTTCTAAATACAATATTTTTGGATCGTCTCCAAATCTGACAATAGATTTTACTGGTTCTTTTTTTTGAAATAAATATTTTTTCCAATATGTATCCCAATATTTGTCAATATAATGTTTTTCAGAAGTTAATCCATCATTTATAAACTTAAAATTATATTCTATTGATGTTTTTCTATTATCAAAATCATTTTTTTCTTTTTCTTTTTGATTTTTTTCTAATTCTAACATTCTTAATTTTAATTCTTGTATTTCTTGGTTAATAGAACTCATCTTAAATTATAATATAAATAATAATTTATTAATTATATTTCAATTTTATTATAATTCAATTTTATAATTAAATATTATATATGCCTACTCATAAAAGTAATGATTATAAATTAACAGCAGTTCAATATTATTTAGTTGAAGATAAAACACAAGAAGAGGTTTGTAAAATATTCAAATGTTCTCCAAGGAGTTTAATGCGTTGGGTAGAAAGATACAAAAAAGATGGAAATGTAGATATTCATTATAGAAAACCAGTTGCTTATAAAGTTAAAAAAGAATATGTCAAATTTTTAGTAGATGAAATAAATAAAAATAAAACAATCACATTACAAGAATTACACCAAAAACTCAAAGATAAATATAAAACTGCTGATATAAGCACTATGCAACTTTTTAGAGTTATTCGTGATAATAATATTACTTTGAAACTTACAAAAATAAGACACGAACCAACCAAACGATTTGGAAAAGATATTGATATAAACTCAAAAATAAAAGAATTTTATGAAGAAGTCAAAAAATACAAAATAGAAGATATTATTTGTATTGATGAAACCAGTATAAAATCTTTACAAAAACGAAACCATTGTTATAGTAATAGAGGAAAACGTTGTGTAATAAAAACACAATCACAAGAAGTATTCAAAAAATATACTGGTGTATTTGCTATTTCGGTAAATGGTGTGATACATTGGGATTTATATAAAAAGGGAGGAATAAATACAGATAGGTTAGTTGATTTTTTAGAACATAACATTACAAGTAAATTAAGGGATAAATTAATTATTTTAGATAATGCTTCATCACACAGAAACGAAAGAATAAAAGCATTGGTAAATAAACATAATAATATTTTATATGCTGTTCCATATCAACATTTCACAAATTCCATAGAAAATTATTTTAGTATGTTGAAATCAAGATTACAAAAGTTAGATGGGTTAAAATATGAAAACCTAAAAGAAAATATTCAAAAAGTAATAAGTGAAATACCGAAAGAAAAATATGAAAATATATTTAAGGGTGCTTACGAACTACCAGAAAAATATGTTCCAAAGAATAAAACAAGAAAAGTAAAGAAGAATTACAAATAATTTTTATATAATTTTTGCTATATAAAAATCGGCGTTTGAAATGTTAAAAGGTGTAAAACTATTTAAAGACTTATTACCATAAGTATTTGAAGGCAACTTGGCCTTTACGAAGGATTACTAATGGTCATATCTGTATATATCCTTTGGGACAATGCCAGCGCATGTTCGAGTCCTATAGTTGTCGTATTTTTATTTTATAAAATGATATAAAGTTTATTTTATTGTTATATCATTATAAATGCAAGAAGGAAATTATTATTATAAAGAATAATTAATTATCATTATATATTTTGGCTACATCATTATCAAATTGTATTTGAAATATTTTACAAAATGTTTTATAATTAACAGAAAACCAACCAAGATCAGATCTATTATTATCTATTCTATAGTTTACATAATCCAAGGTTGAAGTATATTCAGTATATATATAAAAACGCAATTTGCATTTCATCTTGTCTTCTAGTCCACTATAAAATTGTCTTACTTCATTCATATTATCATCATTTAACTTTGTCTCATATTTTTTTTCGTATATTATATCATTTTCATATGTTACATCTTCGTCTTTAGTATGAAATATTTTTACTCCATATACTATATCACTTGGATAAATTCCCATCTTTATTATTCTTATATTCTATTTAAATTCTTATATTCTCTTTAAATTATTTTCTAATTAAGTTATTTTCTAATTAAGTTGTTTTTATGAAAAATGTTAGTATATTATATACAATTATGTCTGAAAATGATGAACTAAAAAATAAAGTTAGTCAGTATTTAACAATGATGAAAAATAATGAGTTACAATCTATATCAATAAATAATCCGAATCAATTAGATTTAGTACCTAATTATTCTTATCTAATATATAATATCGAAGATGATTTTTATGGTAGAAAAGTATATACTAATGTAAATATTTCAATTGGATATTATAATCCACAACCACAAGATACTGATGATGATAGTTCAAATAAAATACTATTAGAAGATGCAATTGTGTTAGAATATATATTAAGAGGTACTAATAATGATCAAGTAGATCCTGTTAATGATATTAATATTCAAGAATTTGATATTAGAGAAGAAGAAATAACAGAAGTGCCTATTGACACATATACAAAAATATATAAATTACCTTTGCAACCATTAGATATACAACGTGTTCCTAAAATAAAAGAAGAATTAGAAGAAATGCGTTGGGTTCCTGAAACAAATCCAAATGTGCAATTTGTTGGAGAAAAGTTTAGAGAAGCAAAAGAAAGTTTCGAAAAAAAACAGAAGAATTATAATGGTGGTTCTAAATTAAAAAATAAATCAAAAAAACGAATTGGAAACAAAAATAAAAAACATACTAGAAAAAATAAGAAATCGAGATATAGAAAACACTAATTTACAAAATACTTTTATTATATTATTGTCTGTAAAACGATTTAAAGACAACTTTATATATATAATTGTGAAGCATATACTATTATGCTCTCACATATAATTTGGCAACCTGTCCGAGTGGTTAAGGAGAAGGACTAGAAATCCTTTGGGACATTCCCGCGTAGGTTCGAATCCTGCGGTTGTCGAATTGGAAACAATGTGACTGTTATGGTCACAAAGTTGTGCTCGCGTAACGAAGCGGTTATCGTGTTCGCCTTATGTTAATAAATTTAAGGTTGCGAAAAGTCGCCGGTTCAATCCCGGCCGTGAGCATCAATAATATAATTATTCATTTGAGTAATTATATTATTTTTTATTGATATCTTATTTATTCAATTACTTTTAAACTTTATTCTTTTTTCCATCTATACCCTCCTGCTGTATAATGAGGAATAGTACAAGCTTTTGATATTACTGTTCGAAATATATTTACTTCTCTTGCTGCTTCTGAAATACTATAATATTCTTTAATAAAATTTCCATCTAAATCATATTGTTTTACAGTTTTACCATTTGTTTTAATTCCTTTTTTATAACAGTCTTTATAATATTCTTTTAATGAATTGCTAATTTTTTCTTTTGTATCTAACCCAATAATTTTATTGTCAGAACTATTTTTTAAAATATTTTTGTTTTTAATAGTTTGTATTCGTTTTTCGATTACTTCTCTTGGTATTTTTTTACCAAAATTAGGATTACCAGGACCTTTCATTCTTTCACTGATCTTTTTTTTCTTTCTTCTGATAATTTAGTACCGTATTGAGGATGATTTTCTCCACTCATTATTTCACTTAGATGCTTTAATGTTTCAGGATTATGTTTTCTGTTTTTTCCTCCTTGTAATAAATTGTATCCATTTGGATGAACTGTATTATATTTTTTAATATATTCTTCTTCGTACTTGTCAGTATCTTCATCAAAACAAATACAGATAATTTTGTAATCAAAATTATCTATTCCATATTTTTTATATGCATTATATAATATTTTACCAACATATTTTTTATCAACTTTTTTATGTGTTTTCCATCTTGAATTAATATCTAATTGTATTGATTGCCCAACATATTTCATACCATTTATTTTATTTGTAATTAAATATACATAACCCATTGTCAACTTATTATTAATTGGTTAGTTATTTTTAAATTAATTTATTATATTTAAACTAATTTAAAATATATTTAACCTAAAAATGATTTAAAGACAATTTGTTAGTATATATTGTGAAGAAGAACTTGTTTCTTCTAATGGTTTCTAACAGCAATTACTAAAATTTTCTTGTATCGAAATAATAATGAAACCAGTATCATCACAAAATATTGCTTCGTTAGCTAAGTTGGCATAGCGTCAGGCTGTTAGAGATTTATAGTCACCTGAAGGTCGCAGGTTCGATCCCTGTACGGAGCGAGTTAGCCATTTATATGTGGACAAAAATTTACAGCATATATGCAGTGCATTCATGTCCGAGTGGTCGAAGGAGATGGACTTAAGACCCATTACTGAAATCAGTGCGAGGGTTCGAATCCCTCTGAATGCAATTATTTTATAAAATAAGTGGTTAACAATTACTTATTTTATACTTATTAAAATTTTATTTATTTACTCAGATTTAATCCATTTAAAACCAGCACAACTTTTTTGTTTTCCATTAACACATCTACTAATTCCTTTATATGTCATATTAACTGCATCTCCTGCTTCTTTCATACTATTATATTCTTTTATAAATTCTCCTTCAAGTGTAAATTGTTTTACTTTAATTTTAGCAAGTCCAGGGCCATTTTCATTCATTTTTAAATTATTAAATATTTTTGATTTTTTCATACCTTCTTTAATTTTATTTCTATTTTCAGGATTACTAAATAATAACTTTTGTTGCAAAGACATTTTTTCTTTTAATTCTGGATTATCAATATACCTTTGTTTACTTGTATTCGTAATTCTAATTCTTGTTTCATCTGAATGTGTCTTACCATAGAAACCGCCTCCCTCGCCACCAGAAGTCAAATTGTAACCATTTGGCACAATAGAGTTATACTTTTTGATATATTGTTTTTCATAGTGATATCTATCTTCATCAAAACAGATAATTAGTACTTGAAAAGAAAAATTCTCTACACCATATTTTCTAATAGCATCTTGCAAAGCAGGACAACCAATTCCCTTTTCAATTTTACGTTTATGTTCATTCCAACGTAATTCAGGATTAGACTTCATAGTTTCGCCAATATAGCATTTTCCATTTGTATTATTTGTTATTTTATATATGAATCCCATATTTCTTACTTTAATTAATATATATGAAACTAATTATTTAAATATTTTATTTAAATGTTATTATCAAAAAATAAATTTTATGTAAAACAATTTAAAGACAATTGTTTAATATATATTGGGAGAGTAGGTTCAAAGGATTCAGTAAAATTTTATTACTATTATACAGGGCGCCTAAATAGAATATTGTATAAAGTAAAAATAGAAAAAAGAATCCTCACAGCAAACAAAAAAATTTATTATAAAGAAAAGATTTGATAAAAACTATAAAAAAGGTAAAACACCTTTCTTCCGATGGTTGGCATCAATAAAAATAAAATATTTAATCTCTATTAGAATGATTAATATTTATTAGATGTTTAATGGTTTCTAATGGGCGTCTAGCTCAGTTGGTAGAGCGTATGCTTAGCATGCATGAGGTAAAGGGATCGAAGCC